ACATCGAGCTGGGCACCGCTTCCGAAGCCCTCGGCTATCTTGGTCACATGGACATGCTGGGCCGGTTCTTCCGGAACGACATGGGCAACAGCGCCACGGGGCGCAACCACGGCAACACGATGAAGTGGCGCCTGAAGGGCCACGCGGAGACGCCGTTTTGGCGGTGGGTCTGCAGCTGGGCGCGCGCCATGCGGCGACCATCCGACCTTGGCTTCAGCGACGAGCGTTTCATCCTTCCGCCGCTGCATGAAGTCGAGCACTTGGTTGACGCTCAATCGCTGCCGAACGGCATGCTGTTCCCGCTGCCAGCCGCCGATCTCAAGGAGCAGCGCGAGGAGCGCCGCCGCACGGTTCAGGAGCGCTGCGAACGCGTGGCGCAACTGGTCAATGGCACCGGCAGTCCTGCGCTGGTGTGGTGCCACCTGAACGAGGAAGGCGACGCGCTCAAGCGGCTGATACCCGATGCCGTGCAAGTGGCCGGGTCGGATAGCGATGACGCCAAGGATGAGCGGCTATCCGCCTTCGCGCGCAACCAGGTCCGCGTCCTGATCACGAAGCCGAAGATCGGCGCGTGGGGGCTAAACCTGCAGCACTGCGCGCACGTCGTCTACTTCCCCTCGCACAGCTTCGAGCAGTACTACCAGGCCGTCCGCCGCTGCTGGCGATTCGGCCAGGCCAACCCGGTGCGCGTCGACATCGTCGCCACCGAAGGCGAGCGAGGCGTGATGCAGAACCTGCAGCGCAAGGCCGAGCAGGCCGACGCCATGTTCACGCGCCTCGTCGCCGAGATGAACCAGGCCCTGTCGATCGCTCGGTCGACCGAGGCCGCAAACGACATGGAGGTGCCCAAGTGGCTGTGTTCGACCAACGCGTGACCGACCGTTTTGCGATCTATCACGCCGACTGCATGGACGTGATGCAAGGCCTGCCCGACGGCAGCGTGCACCTGTCCGTCTACTCGCCACCGTTCGGCGGCCTCTATCACTACAGTTCCAGCGAGCGCGACCTGTCGAACAGCGACGACTATGACGCCTTTCTTGAGCACTACGGGTTCGTGGTGCGCGAGCTGGCCAGGATCACCATGCCAGGCCGGATGTCCGCGGTGCACTGCATGGACATCCCGCTGAGCAACAGCGGCACCGACGCCTATCGCGACTTCCCCGGTGACACGATCCGGCTGCACGAGCGCTACGGCTGGAAGTACGCCGGCCGCCACGCCATCTGGAAGGAGCCGCTGGCCGTGCGCCTGCGCACGATGCAGAAGAACCTGGCGCACGCATCGCTGGTGGCCGACAGCATCGACTGCGGAGTGGCCGCGGCGGACTATGTGCTGATGTTCCGGCGCGATGGCAGGAACGCGGTTCCGGTGGCGCACCCAGTGGGCATGCTGGACTACGCTGGCGATCGCGCGCCGCCCGCTGAGGTGTTGGCCTATCGCGGCTGGCCCGGCAAGCAGACCGAGAACCGCTTCAGCCACTGGATCTGGCGCCAGTACGCCGACTGCATGTGGGACGACATCCGCATTGACCGCGTGCTGCCGTACCGCGAGGCCCGCGACAGCGAAGACGAAAAGCACGTGCACCCGCTGCAGTTGGATGTCATCGACCGCATCGTCACGCTGCGCACCAACCCTGGCGAGACAGTCTTCACGCCGTTCATGGGTGTGGGGTCCGAGGTCTACAGCCCGGTGCTCTTGGGCCGGCGCGGGATCGGTGCCGAGCTCAAGGCGAGCTACTTCCGGCAAGCCATCAAGAACGTCGAGATGGCCGCGTCCGGCCGGCGCGACGTGATGGAGAACGCCGAACTCGAATTCGACGCTGACGTGAGTTTGTTCGAGTAGGGCGCCGAGCGACAGCATGACCACCACCCCACCCACCTACGGCACCGGCCCGCGCCCGGCCTCCTGGTGCCGCCAGCAACTCGGCCAGGTCTCCCTGCGCCTGCTGCACATCGTGAGTCGCCCAGGCGGCGCCACGGGCCCCGAGTGCGCCCGCGAGATGGGCCGGCTGTGCAACAGCGCGCCGCGCATCCTGTCGCAGCTGTACGACCGCGGGCACGTCACGCGGCGGATGGACGGGCGGCAGTGGCGGTACTTCATCGGTCGCGAGGCTGCGGAGGCCTGGGTGCGCGGAGAGGCTGGTCCTGCGCCGGCTGTGGTTGCTCCTGAGCCTGAGCGCGAGAGCTTTAGGGCGCAGTGGCTGAGGCTGCGCGGGGAGGGATCTGCGGCATGAGCGGCTGGATCAAGATGGAAACCAGCCTGCGCACGCACCCGAAGGTCGGGCGCATGGCGGCGGTTCTGAAGTCCGATCGGCTGCGCGTCATTGGCGGCTTGCATGCGGTCTGGTGCGTCTTCGACGAGCACACCGCGGACGGATGGCTGCCTTGGTACACGCTGCCGATGATGGACGAGGCGATCGGCTGGAAGGGGTTCAGCCAAGCCATGGCGGACATCGGGTGGCTTGAAGAGCATGCGGAGGGTCTGCAGGCGCCGGAGTACGAGGAGCACAACAGCGCCTCCGCGAAGCGCCGAGCACTCGACTCTGGTCGCAAGAAGTCCGCACGCGATGCGGACAAATCGGCGAACGGTTCTTGGAACTCTGGCGGACAAATGTCCGCATTCGATGCGGACACGATGAGGACCAGAGAAGAACAAGATAAGAGTAATACCCCTGTAGTCCCCAGAAAGCGGACGGACACGAAACCGGAAGCACCCCCCGGATTCGACGTCTTCTGGACCGCCTACCCCCGGAAGGTGGCGAAGGCCGATGCCCTCAAGGCCTACGTGAGGCTGGACCCGGACGACGACCTCCAGGCCGAGCTGCTGCAGGCATTGCGCCGGCAATCGACGTGGCCGCAGTGGACGAAGGACGACGGGCAGTTCATCCCGCACCCGGCATCGTGGCTCAACGCCCGGCGCTGGGAGGACGCGCCACCGGCCAACGGCCACGGCGACGACCCCTTCGCAGGGGCCCACTGATGCGCGGTCACGAACCCATCATCGCCCTGCGCCAGCGCGGCAAGAAGCCGGCCATGGTGTTCCTCGACCTCTGCCGCGACTTCTCGCCGGCGCCGATGTGGCGCGACTGGCCCGAAGTGCAGCCAGCCATCGCGACCGTCTGGGTGCAGGACACCGACGTGCCTTCGCGCCTCGACCTGCGCTTCCTCGTCGGCCTGAATGCGGTCATCAGCGGCCGCGATTCGGAGCGCGTCGAGCAACTGGAGCGGGCCGCGATCGACGCCGGTGCAACACGCGTGATCGCAGTCACCTTGACCCTCGATGAACGCCGGCAGGAGCACCGCGTCGTGCGCGTCACCGACAGCGCCGGCACCTTCAACGACGAACCCACGGAGACCACCCATGGCGGCGACGCTGCAGCGTGACGAGATCGACTTCGCGGCCTACATGCGCGAGACGAACCCGAAGGTGAAGGTGCGCGCCGCGAGCGCGTTCGAGGAAGACCTGCAGAAGCTCTTCGCGCCGAAGCAGCGCAGCCGGCGCGAGCCGGTCATGTTCTCCACGAAGCTGGCCGGCGCGATCGAGTTTCGGCCCGGCGAGCTGACCTGCTGGGCCGGCTTCAGCGGCCACCGCAAATCGATGTTCACCGGCCAGGTGGCGCTCGACCTGTGCGTGCAGAAGCAGCGCGTGCTGATGGCCTCGTTCGAAATGCTGCCGGTGCGCACGCTTGAGCGCATGGCGCGCCAGGCATACGGACTGCCGCAGTTGGCGCCCGCAACGCTCACCGCGTTCAGCCGTTGGACCGACGGCCGGCTGTGGATGTTCGACCACATGGGCCGGATCGCCGGCGCCGAATGCAGCGCGGTGGCCCGGTACTTCGCCGAGGAACTGGACGGCGCCCACGTCTTCATCGACTCGATGATGATGGTCTGCAGCAGCGAGGAACACCTCGACGAGCAGAAGCAGCTGATGACCGACCTTGTGCGGCTGGCACAGGAAACCGGGCTGCATGTGCACCTGGTGGCGCACGCGAAGAAGCCGGGCGCGGAGGGCGAGAGCAAGCCGCCGACGAAGTACGACGTGCGTGGCTCCGCGGCCATCACCGACCAGGCGCACAACGTCATCACCGTGTGGTCGAACAAGGCCAAGCAAGCCGCGCTACAGAAGTTCGCCGGCGACGAGGAAGCGCTGGCCAAACCGGACGCGCTCGTGACGATCGAGAAGCAGCGCAACGGCGTTTTCGAGGGCCGCTTCCAACTCTGGTTCGACGAAGGCTCGATGCGGTTCATGAACGACCGCAGCAGCGCCGTCGAGCCGTACGTCATGCACCAGGAGAGCCTCGTATGAACCTCAACCGCCTAAGCCCCCGCACCTGGGGCCTGCTGACCCTGGCCATCCTCCCGGCGTCCGGCACGATCACTGTGCTGCTGGTGCTGCTGGTCGTGCACTTCGCGGTGGGGTGCTCGTCGTGATCCGCCTCATCCTCCCGCGCCCGCTGTCTGCGAACCGCTATTGGGCCTCCCGCGTCGTCCAGGTGCACGGCAAGCCCATGCCCGTCGTCTACGTCACGAAGGAGGCG